GAGGTCGTGCGCGTCGGCAATGTCTCGCAACATACATACGTCGTGGGCGTCGAAAATCGTGTCGTAGTCAATCGCTAGCACGTACTTATGTTTTCCGCCTTCCGCGATCTGTTGGAACAATCGTTGCAAGCATTGCCCCCAAAAGACACCAATCGACCGAACGAACGGAATATGCAACGGCCCCAACGCCGTATAGCAACACCCCATGTTTTCCGTCCACGCTAGCCGCGGCATAGACATAACCGCGTGCATATCGGGGAGCGGGCGAACGGGCGCGCGGCGCAACACGCCCGCGGCGCGTTTAACGGCGCGAATGTTCAACGACACGGGCAACGACGAACACGAATTGGAATCGCCCGCCCAATCTCCGACGACTTCGAAGCCCGCCGACGCTAGGGCGTCGGTAAGTTTCTGTCGGTTGAATATCGCGGCGTGGAAATCGTTTGCGTCCGTCTGTCCGCCCATGATGTATTGTTCGACAGGCCACGCGACGCCGCGCGCGTACGCGTCCACGCATCTATCGAAATCGGGCACCGCTACTAGCAACGTACCGCCGACGCGTAGCGCGCGATTCCATTCGCGCAACACGGCGAGCGTTTCGCGGTGCGGGATATGTTCTAGAACGTGGCTAGCCTTGACGACTTCTAGCGAACCGTCGGCGATTCCGACTAGCGCGCGCGCGTCGCGGCCCTGCGCGATATCCCACGGTTCAAATCCCGCGGTACAACGATCCATGCAACCGATGTCGATTTTCGTGATGGTCATAAGACATAGCGACGGCTTCCGCCGCCGCTATGCGTAGCCTACTAACGGCTCCGACGCCCGTTGGCTATGGCGATTCTATCACCGTTCGGGCGAACGTACCCAAATGGTAGACGCGACATCGGCTACCGCCTTTTGCCCGATTGCGGGTCGGGCAAGGTTTGCGGTAGAAATGATGTTGGACGACGCGCTAGGGGTGCAAGTAAAGAGTAGATACCGACGGTAGCCCGCGGTATCAATATCGAACACACAATAGGGGTTGTTGGTACCCGCGGCTTGCGCGGGGATTGTGTAATCGGTGCCGCCTGTCAACCCGCACGCGACAAACGCGGTAGCGTCGGTCGTGTCGCCGTGTTCAATTTTGAACGTGGTAGGCGCGTGGGTCGTTGACTTGAAGACGGCGACGCGTACCGAATCGAAGCCCTTTGTATCGACCGTCGCGGTTGCGGTTTGACTTGTAGACGTGGTACCCAATGTAAGTAGCACGGTTTTGGTGTTGCTGTTGTGTTGCATTGTGGCCTTTCAACACTACGGGGCGCGGGCTTGCACCCACGCCCCGTAGCAAGGTAGGAAGAGACAGGAACGAATTAGCGGCTAGGAACCGTAACCCAATTCGCCGCCGACAGGTCGGTGGCGCTGTCGATACCCGTCAACGGTCGGCCTAGTTCCGCGATAGCGACGACGTTCGACGTAGCCGCGGATGCGCCCGTGTAGGTGAACCGAAGGTATCGACGTAGGCCCGCGGTAACGATGTCGAACACGGCCGACGGGTTCGTGGTCGTCGCGCTACTAGCGGCGGCGGTGAAATCGGTACCCGCTGTCGCGTTAATTGTGACGAACGCCGTAGCGTCGGTGGTGTCGGAGTGTTCTACCTTCAACACGGCGGGCGCGTTGGTGATGGAACTAAACACCGCGATGCGGCACGAATCGAAGCCGCGCGTATCGACGTTGGCGGTGGTGGTTGCGTTCGTTGCCAACGATGCGCCGTTGACTAGTAGAACGGTTTTTTGGTTGGATACTTCAATCATGGTTGGTTTCCCTTGCTATCAACGGGTAAGCATGACGACGGCGCCCGCGGCGGTAGTGTCGCCGCACGAATGGCAATTGATGTCGATGCGTTGGGTGCCACGGATTACGATTTCGTCCTGTTCGAACGCGTTTAGCGCGCTATCGGATGTCTTGATTGTGACGCTACGACGGTCGCCGAACGCGACGGCTTGCGTAAGGTCGCCGAAGTATGCCAACACGACGCCGTCGGTGCCCGAACCAATGGTGCCCGACATTGCTTGCGAGAATACGACGGGGTATCCGAAGAATCGCGGCGCGACGCCGTTTTGCATTTCTGCGGCGGACACGCCACCCGCACCCATCGCGACGCGTTCGAACATCGCGTGGAAAACCGATTTGTGGCAATAGATTTTGGTATTGGGAGTCTGCGCGTACGCGGGCAGTAGTGCCATCATGCCGTGAATGTCGGCTTGAAGGTCTGCAACGCTCACGCTCGCCAACGTAGACGTACCGATGCCCGAATCCGACGTGCCCGCGCTACCGATTGCGTTCGCGAGTCCAACGATGCCGCCGTAGGTGCTAGTACCGTCGCCGTTGAATCCCGCCTGATCTTCGCGCAACGCGAATTCATAGGCGATTTCGCCCGCGACGTTGTCGGCAATGTTCACGATTGCATCTTCCGCAAGTTCCGACGACGTGGTGGTGAGGGCAAAGAGTTTCTTCGCCTGTAGCATCACGTTGTCGAAGGTTTGCGTAGATTCGGTCGCCGCCTTTGTTTCGCCGACCCAATACGACGTCAGGGTGCCCGTACGTCGTGGAATGTAGATGACGTCGCGCGACATCGGCCACGACCGCGCATTGGCGCGGAAGACGCCGAATTGTTCGCGAAGCGAAATGAGCGTGTCGGAAAATTCGTCGGGAACTAGGAAGCCGCCCGCGCTGTTGTTCCCTTCGGAATGCGCCTTGACGGTAAGCCCGTTACGGGCGCACCAATCCGCCGATTTCGTGTGGTTGCACGCGGCGAAGAGGAAGCGACCGAATCGGTAGGCTTCGCGATTGTCGCTGAAATTCTTCAACCGACCGCCGCGGAACTTCGGCGCGTCGTCGTCGCCACCCGTCACAATCGCGCGACGTGCAGCGGGTGCGGCGTCGGCGATTGCCGCGCGGATTTCCGCGCGAACGCTCTTCGCCACGGCGGCGGTGTCCGCCTTCTCTTCGGGCTTCGCCATGTCGGTTTCGACTTCGGCGGGCGCGGCGGCGGGTGCCACCATCACGTCGATATTCGCGGGGTCAATCGGTGCGCCCGATTCGTCCACGATCATGCAATCTTGCAACATAAGCGCTTTCGTGTGCGCCACGCCACGTTCGCCGTGTTGTGCGGCGGCGTTCTTTAGTGCGGTGGTGAATTCTGAAATTTTGAGTGTACGCATATCGGTAATCCCTTCGGTGTTGCGTCTAGTTCTAGGCTACGCGTCTAGGCACATTGCCGCCCGTTCGTAGCCGCCACGTCAACGCAACGCGCCGCGGGCGCGCGCCAATTCGCGACGCACCACGGCGTTAGTTTCCATCGGTTGAACCCGCGCCGCGCTTGCGGCGTCGGCCCACGTACGCGCGGGCACGGGCACGACAATTTGTACGCGCCGTGGTTCGACGTAATCCAACCAACGCGCGGCCGCGGCGGCGTCTACGGCGCCCTTGCGTACGGCGCTTATCAACGCTTGCGGGTTGCATTGGAGGGGCGCCACGGAAATTTCCATAAGGCGCCATTTGTTGTAGACAGTATGCACGGCATCGCCGTAACGCTTGCGGTCGTCAACGGTCGCGCGGCGCGTGCCGCCCTGTTCGGGTACGTAGCCAATGCTTACGCCCTTTACGACCCCTTGCCCAATCACGGCGCGCACGAAATCGGGGAAGAATTCGCCGACGTAATCTGCGGGGCGTTCGGCCAATTGGAATTCGCCCACGATGCTATCGGGGTTGCGTTGCAACGCGACGCAACGGCCGACGGGTAGCGTTAGGTCGTGATTCCAAAACAACACGGGGTTGGATTCGTACTCCGTGCTATTCATACCTTGCGGGATTACCACTTCCCCGTCGCGGTCGATAGCGGCGGTCGTAACGGTCGCGGTGAATCCGCCCGCGCTAGGTACCAATTCGGCTTTGAGTTTCTTACGTTGCATGGTCATACCTTCCGCGCGCGTGCGCGTCGTTCGGCTTCCGCCGCGATGTTTTCGTAATCGTCTACCAACGTCGGTTGCATCGCGCATCGGCAATTCGGATGCAACGGCGGCGCCGAAATCTCTTCATAGTCGAGTTTCATTTTCCCGCCGTCGGCGCCCGTCAACGTGTCGCCCTTCGCGTAAAACGAATCCTCTAACCCCACGCCCTTTTCGGTAAACCTCTTCGCGACGGCTTCGCAGAATTCGCACGGGTCGGGCGCCAATAGCCAACGCTTCCCCGACACTAGCCCCGTGGATTTCCACGCGTCGGTTTCGGCGGTTGCCGCCGCGCGCGCGGCTTCGGTGCGTGCAATCATCGTTGCACGGCGGCGCGTCGCGCGCACGTCGTCGCCCTCGCCGCGTGCCCATTCCTGCACGCGTTCGGCGAGTTCATCGGTGTTTTCACCTAACGACATCCCCTCCCCGAACATATCGCGCAAGCGTTCGACGGTATAACCGTTGATTGAATCGGCCGCGCGCGACGCCAACCTAACGCTACCGCGTTCGACGTACTCCGCTAGTTCTTTGCTACTCCAACCCAATTCGGCGACGGCCGTAGACGTTGCAAGTTTCGACAGGTTGGCAAATCCGATATCGGCGCCGTGCTGCAACGAACGACGAATGTACGGCGCTAGCGCGTCCACCAATTCGCGATGCCACGCGCCACGCTCCAACACGCCGACGGCGCGCGCGACCGTGTCGGGCGTCGCGTCGCCCTCGCGTTTGATTGCGGCAACGACGGCGCGCACCTGCGCGGCAAACACGGCGTCTACCCCTTTCAGGAAGCCCGCCAACAATTCGTCGTCTACTAGTTCACCCGTACCCGCGGCTTTCGTGATTCGGTCGGCGTCGGTTAGCCAAAGGTCGGAATGCTTGACGGCGTGCGCGTCGGTGCCACAACAGGCGCACGATTTCGCGCGCGACTTCTCGCCGCGTTCGCGGTCGAATTCGTCGCGCTTTCGTTTCGCCCACGCCCATCCCTCATCCCCGCCCCAACCGTGCCACGCTTGCCACCCCTTGCCCTGTTCGTCCCACGTCGCGCCCTGTTTGTCGGATTCGTGGCGTTCGAAGTAGGCAACCATCCGCCTTACGGTGTCTTCCGACACGGCGACGCGGTTGGCTAGGTCGCGGGCGCGCGCGATGCCCGTAGCCGTCATGCCGCGTTGGCTAGGCGGCTTCGATTCGCGTACTTCAAGCGCGCGCCGCGCGTTGTCGGCGACGGCTTGCGGCGGCACCGTGTCGATATCCTCCAACGCTTTTGATTCGCCGCACATTTCGTACGCGATAGCGGCGGCTTGTGATTCGTCGTAGCCCTCCGCTAGTAGCGTCGGAATCTTCGCGGCGACGCAATCGGAAAGCGCCGACTTTGTGGCGGTAATTGGTGCGGCCGACGGTGCCACGGCGTCGGCCGACGTCGCGACAGGTGGCGCGGGTGGAGTAACTGCCGCGGTTTGTGGCGGCGTCGCGTCTAGTGCGATTGGAGCGGGCGCCGCGGCCCCTAGCGGTTGCCCGTTCACCAACAGGCGGTCGGCCATTGGGTCGTCGGTACGTTCCAACCCGTAGCGTTCGCGCGCTTCATTCGGTGTTAGCCAACCACCCGATACCGCCACTTGCGTTTCGGTCAAATCCTGTTGGCGGTTCAACGGTACAGGGTCGTCATAGGCTAGCACCGCGTCGCCTTCTAGGCCGAACATCGGCAATAGCCGTTGGTTCAAAGTTTCCTCATCCATTCGGCATAGCGGTAGTACCGTCATTTCACGCCACGACGCGAACCCGATAGACGCGCCCGCTAGGTTCGGGTCGTTCGCCTTCAACATGGATACGGGCACGCCGAACACCGCGGCGATTTCTTCCACAACATCGTCGCGCCCCGTAAGATCCTTCGGCGGGAACGCGAGCGGCTTCACGTCGATTTCCGCGGTAGATACCATGAAATTCCCGCGGTTACGCGGCCCGCGGAATTTCTGCTTTATGGCGCGCTCTACGCGTTCCAATTCATCGCCCGACGCGTTCCCCTTGATAGTCAACAGGTAATCGGGGCGCCCGTTGTTTTGGAACATGGCCAAATCCATCGAATGTAGCGCGGCGTTCGCATTCGCGGCGCCCCACGCGGCTTCGAGTTTCCCCATGCCGTAGAACAGGTCGCGCGGGTTCGGCCGTCGGAAATGGATAACCTCATCCGCGGGGAAGGTCTGTTTTGATTCGCTACCCTTGCCGTAGCGATAGCCGCTAATGAATTCGACAGGGTCGGGGATTACTTCCGTCCATTGTGGGGGCATCGGCCATAGTTCCGTCGGCGTGCCGAACGCGTCGGTAATGACGTGTTGATAAGCGTTACCCGTCAATTCTTGCCACACGACACGCAACACCGTAGCGTCGTATCCGTTGAACCACGGGTTGGCCGTAGACAACAGGCGCAACAATGGGTGGTCGTCCGTAACCTCTTCGAAATCGTCGCCTAGTTCCGCGGCTTTCCGCATCACAACCGCCGACGGTTGGTGCGCGGTGTCGCCGCGCAAGCGCGCGACAGACTTACGCGACGCCGCGCGCGTATTCCACAATTGGCGCGTGGCGTTGTCGCCGCGCACGTATAGCCGTAGTGGAGTAGACGCAACCGCGTTTGCGTTGATTGACGCCGCCGCGTAAATCCACGAATTGTAGTAGGCCACCGCGGCTTTGTGGTCGAACGGCGCCGCGCGCCCCTCGCCCGTTCGCATTTCAAAACTTCGGGTGGATGCGCTAATCCACGCGCGTGGGTCGGCGGCTTTCACGATGGCGCGTAGTAAGTTCATAGGTCAAATTACCTTGAATAGAAACGGCTTATGTCGCCGCCGTGCGGCGAGCGCAAGCGCAAGCGCGCACACGCCGTCGTCGTGCCCCGATTGGGCCTCATACGTAACCCTACCCGCGTTATATCGGAAACCGAAGGAATCCAATTCGGCGCGCAACCAACCGTCGGGGTAGCGAACCTCGCGAGATTGAATCGCGGCGGATAGCCCCTCCATTATCTGTTGCTTGCTTGCGTTCGTGAATTTGAACCCTTCCGCGTTGCGGCACGCGCGGCATATGTCTTCCGTGATTGGGTCGCCTACCCCTGTTGAGTCGATATACGCCGTCGTACTCCCAACGATGCGCGCGACGCGTTCGCGTGTCGCGCCCCAATCGGATTGCCAACGCTCCAACACGCACACGGCGCCCGACGAATCGACGCCACAACAGACCGTCCAATCGTGCGATTTCGCTAGGTCAACGCCGAACGCGACAGGCGCGGCCGTCGATAGCGGCGCGACACACGCGCGGATTGCGTCGCCGCCGAAAGGGTTGCTACCGTCGTCGGTTGGTTCGGCTAGGTACAATTCGCGGAATACGTTTTCAGGAAGAATCGCGCGGGCCTCTTCAATTTCGCGCGCGTCCAACACGCCGCCGTCTACGGCATCCCACGCGGTAAGGCGGTGGTAGGCCATATTCGGCGCGCCGCCTTCCGCCATTCGCGCCAATCGGTATACCCAATTCTTGCGGCCCTTGACGTTGCCGATTATTCGTAGCGGCCCGCGCGTCGCGGTGAGTGTCGAACGTACCGCGTTGAACGCGGCTTCGGGGCACCGCGTCGCCTCATCTATGACGGCCGCGCTTACGTCGTCGCCGAAAAGGCTATCGGGGTTGTCTGCGGATTTGAACCACACGCGCGAACCGTTCGCGAGTCGCACGCACAATTCGGAATCGTTATCGTCCCACGTGCGTTTCGCGGGGTCGGCCTGTCGTAGCATCGTCTGCAACCGCATATACCCAACGGTTTTCGTAACGTGGAACGTGGGCGCAATCCACCAATAATTGCCGCCGCGCCCGTTCCACGCGGCCGCGAACAACCACAACAGACAACCCGCGGTTTTCCCCGATTTCGTGCTAGCCTCAATTATCACGATACGCGCGGGGTCACATATCGCGGCGAATTGCCGCGGGTACATAGCGGGCAAGGTCGGCGGCGTAACAATCACGAACCCGCGCCACCCGCGCGAAGCGTGATAGGCGCCAATTCCACGCGCTCCGTAGCGCCGCCACCGTCTAGCCGTTCGCAACGGTCGGCCGCTACCAACGCGTCAAGGTTGGCGCGTTGCATAGCCAACAGGGTTTCCACGGCGCGCAACCTGTCGCGTTCGCTAGCGGCATTGGTTGCCATTTCGGTAACTAGGTCGGGCAACGTCGCCAACACGTGCGGCGGGATTTTCCAACCTTCGCGTAGCGCGCGGCGAACAATCACCAACCCCGCGCGATGCCCGACGGCGTCTATAGCGGCATCGGTCGTTGGCGTTTCTGCGGGGGTGAGTTTTCGCGCGCGTGTCATAGCGTAGGCGCGGTAAACCGCGGGGTTCCCTTCGGGTCGTATGTCCAACCAATGTCGCACGATTCGTCGACAGACAACGCAACCACGGTAGCGCCGTCGGGTGGTGTCCATTCGGCGACGCCGTCCCAAAGTATGACGTTCTCTACAACGCTTGCAACGACGATAGCGTGTCGGTCGTTCATTGTTCCACCACCAAAACATAGCCCGCGCCACCCGCGCCACCGTCGCCCGCGCGCGCGTTGAAGCAAGCGCCGCCACCACCGCCACCGCTACCGCGGCCACCCGCGCCGCCGTTGCCCGCCACCGCGGCATTGTTGCCACCGCCACCGCCGCCGCCCGTGCCGATGCCACGCCAAAGCCCCGACACGCTACCCGCCGTGCCCGCGACGCCCGCGCCGCCGCCCGCGGCGCCACCACCGCGCGTCGTGGTTTGCGAATTGACGCTACCGCCCGCGCTACCCGCCAACCCTGTTAGCCCTGCAAGGTCGAACGGCCCGCCGCCGCCACCACCCGCGCCCGAAAACCAACCGCGAACGCCGCCCGTAGACACCGACGCGACGTTGGACGCGCCGCCCGCGCCGTACGCGACGCCAAACGCCGCTACGGCCGTGCCGCCCGCCGCGTTTGCGTTGCTACCCGCGACACCACCACCGCCACCCGCGACAGATAGCGCATCGAACGACGTAGTACCACCACCGCCGCCGTTGCCCGCGGTCGTGCCACCCGCGCCCGACGTGCCGCCCGCGGCGATTGTGACGGTAACGGACGTCGCCACGTCGGACGCTAGCAACACGACGACACCGCCGCCGCCGCCCGCGCCGCCACCACCCCCGCTACGGTCGGCCGCGGTCGTGTTGACGCGTGCGCCACCGCCACCGCCACCACCGCCGCCGACTAGGTAGACGGTTATGGTTTCGGCGCCCGCCGACTTATAGAACGTGCCCGACCCCGTAAACTCCGTAACCGTCGCGCCGTAAACCAACCCGTCGCTACCGACGCCGATACCCGCGCCCGTGGCTAGCGGTAACGTGTTCGGGTCGATTGTGGTTAGGTAGCGTGGGTTCATTCGTTCCGCCTTGCACGGTCGTAGCCGTATTGAATTTCGAACGCGCGAAGCGCGGCAATATGCACGCGCCTATCCCGCGACGCGGGTAGACGAATGCCCGCCAATCGGCCCGAATCAATCCACCGCGAAACTTGCGTGGCCGACACCCCTAGCCGCGCGGCTACCTGTCCCGTGGTAAACCAATCGCGCGCGGGTGGTAGTGGTTCGTTCCCGCGGGGCGGTAGGTTACTCCGCGCGCGCATCGTCGGCATCCTCCACGAACGACGGCGGCACGGCGTACCAACCTTCGGGAATCGTTACGCGGTTTGCCGATAGCGTCCATTCGCCGTCGGCGTAGGTATAGACGCGGCCGCTAATCGTCGGCCCTATCCGAATCGGAGCGGCTTCGGGTACTAGCACCGTTCGCGCGCAACCAATCGCGGACACGGCCACCGCCGCGGCGCAAAAGGCCACGATTCGTAGGCGCGTCGGTCGCGGTGGTTGTTCCAATGTACTTTCCATAGGTGGCTAGGATTGATTGCAGCACGGCCGACGCGAACGCGGCTAGCGCCGCGATCATTTCGCGCCCGCGCGTTCGGACGACACGCGGTTGTCGCGTGCGGCGATAAGACCTAGCCCCGCCATAACCGCGGCCGCGACCGCGCCCCAATCGGGAATCGTTACGGGGTCGTTATCGAACAACGCCGTAACCGCGGTACCGACCGCGACCACGATTGCCGCGACACCCGCTACCGTTGTACGCCACGAACCGCCTTTGATTGCGTCCATTGTTACCGCCTTTCTTCTAGTCGTTCGATTCGCGCGCGAAGCGCGTCCAATTCACGTTGGCTACCCGCGTCGGCCGTCGCGTTCGCTATCTGCGCCTTCGCCAAATCCTGCACGATGCTAGCCAATTCTTCCACGCGGCCGACGGTGTTCGATAGTTGAAAATCGCGCCGCCCGACTTCCGACCCCAACCACCATAGGCCACCGATAAGCGTAAACAATTGCGCTACGTTCACGGTTCTATCCAACGCGGCTAGCGGGTGCGGCTTCATAGTAGCGGGTTTCCGTCGGCGCTTGCGAGGGCGACGCGTAGCGCCGTTAGGTCGGCGAGTCGTAGCATTACCACCCATTCCGTATCTCCATCCTCGCGACAAAGCACGGTCGGCACCGCACCCGCGACCGCGTCGCGTTCGGCTTGCCGTAGGAATTCGATAGCGGAGATGCGCGCGCGGCGCTTGATTTCCAAATGAACGGGCGCCGTAGTGGCCACGTCGGCGTCGCCGTGTCGCCCTGTCCGTTGGGCGGTGCGATGCGCGGCAAGCCCCGTAGCGGCCGTCCACGCGGCCGCGGCTTCGCGCTCCCCGACGGCACCCTTTGTACGCGAATTCGGCATGGCGCTAGTATCGGCGCGCGACGGCGTTACGTCTACCCGTAACGAAAACGCACGCGCTCGGAACGTCCGAACGCGTGCGCGGGTAAGAAAAGATATCGGTAGTCTAGCGCGATTCGGCGGCGGCGCGCGCGGCGTAATCCTCCGCGCAACGCTTCGCGCGTTCTATCGCGTAGGGGTCGCGCGCGTTTTCGGCGTACGCGTGGACGTGTTGCCCCTTGACAGACACGGCGACTAGCAAGCCCGCATCGCCCGACACGAAATCGAGCCGAACGGGTAGCCCGTGGATGCGCGCGACGATTGCAGATTGCCAACCGTTTCCAACGCTATCCCAAAGGGGCAACGACCACGTAGCGTCGGCGATGTTCAATTGCCACCCCCGATTTCCGTAGCGAACACTTCGCGGCCGTGGTCGTTCGCGTCGCGCACCATAAGCCCCGCCGCGCGAAGCGCGTCTAACGTCGTTCGGCCGATGCCCGCGACGCGTTGCCCGTTGACATCGCGCAAAACGCAATCCCAAACCAATATCCGTTTTTTAACCGACCAATATTGGTTATGGCTACCGTAGCGTTCGCAACCGATGTCTTTTTTGAACCATTGGACGTATCCACCCGCGCGCAGAATTGCGATAGCGCGCACCGCGCGCGCGCTGTTGAGTGTGTCGGCCGTGTTGTTTGCGTTCGTGTCCATTGTGTACCCCTGTCGTTGTCGGCGTCGGCCGCCGTGGCCTGTCGCCGTAGTGGCGACGCGGTGAGTATAGCGAGGCCCGCGCGCGTGTCAACCCGCATTGGACAGAATCCGAAGGAATTCTACCGCGCGGGCACGACGACGAACCCGCCGCGCTCCACCGCGGCCGATTCCGTCGGCGACAGGTCGGCGAACACGCACGGGCAATCGAACACGACGCGCGTACCGTCGGCGTCGCGGTCGAACACGTCGCCCGTGCCGCGGCAATCCGCGCACGTCGGGCACGGCCGTAGCGTTACGGGGGCGCTCAAATGCCACCCCCAATCGCGACCAACGTCGAAGCGTACCTATAGGCGCATTCTTTCGCGCGTTGAATCGTGCTACGTGCGTTACCGTTGATAGGAAAGAAACCTACTACCGTTCCATTTACAGACACGCCGATAGACGACATACGGCGCGTGTTGTATTGGTAGTCGATATTCAATTGCGCGTGCGCGTTATTGATTGTAGATTCAATCACGCAACGCCAACCGTAGGTTTGGCTGTACCATTGGGCGCGGTTCCACGTGGTGTCGGTGTTCGTCGTGTTCATTTGTAACCCCTGTCGTTGTCGGCGTCGGCCGCCGTCGCCTGTCGCGTCGTGCGACACGCGGAGTATAGCGCGGCGCCGCACCGTGTCAACCGCCATTGGACAGAATCCGACAGAATCGCAAAAAGACACGCGCCCCCTTTCAGGGGCGCGCGGCGCCGTCGGGCGCGGGGGTTAGTTCCAATCGCGTTCGGCGTCGCGGTGCGCGTCCACCGCCATTTCGTCGGCGCACGCGGGCGCCGTCGCAAACACTTGACGCGACGCCCAAACCGACGTGCGCCACATAGCGCGATTGCGGAGGATGCCCGCCTTGCTGCAATCGCGCGCGGCGGCGCTACCGAAGCCCGCGACGCACACGCCGTCGGCGTTGTAGAGTCGCGTACGGAACTGCGACACGCCGTGGTAGTTACGCTCCAATTTCTCTTCGAAGTAGCCGCCCGCGCGCACAATCTCCGCGGCGCGAAGCGCGCGACCGCGAAGGGTGGCGAATCCCGCGGCGGCGCGCGCGGCGCGCATTTCGGCGGCGGTTGGTTCGGTCGTCGTGGCGGTCGTTTCGGTGGTGAGCATTTGTAACCCCTGTCGTCGGCGTCGGCCGCCGTGGCCTGTCGTGCGAATCACGACACGGGGAAGATAGCACCGCCCGCGCCCCTGTCAACCACCATTGGACAGAATCCGCGAACAATTGCAAAAAGAATTCGGCCCCGTGCGGGGCCGATGTCTATAGCGTGGTCGGCGGTTAGGCGCGCGCGGTCGCGGCCGCGGCGTCGGCGACGACGCGGCGCCACGCGCGAATCGACAGGCCGACGGCGCGAAACTTGCGCGCGAGTCGTTGCGCGTCGCGTTCGTTGTCGCCCGTCAACCACGGGCGCACGAATTCGATAACGGCGGCGGGCGTTTGGTCGGCGCTCAATTGCCACCCCGAATCGCCGCGGCGACGTCGTTTACATTCTTCGATTCGATGCGCGCACCATTCACGAACGCGACATAGCACCATTTACCGTCGGCGCCAACGTCAACGCTAATACGCGAATCCACGATAGCGGCGATGCAAACCATATCGCTAGCGAAGGTAACACCGTGGAACGTTACGCGATTCTTTCGGGTGCGGTTATTCGTCGTGGTCATTTGCAACCCCTGTCGTTTCGCGGTCGGCCCGCGTGGCCTGTCGCGTTCGTCGCGACGGGTGGAGTATAGACAGACTTCGGCGCCTGTCAACCCACGTTGGACAGAATCTAGAAAGATTCCCAAAAAGACACCGCCCCGCGGGTGCGCGGGGCGGCATCGGCGCGCGGGCGGGCGCGCGGGGTTACGCGTGGGGGTCGCGGTACGAATCGGCGCGGCCGACGTAGGCGCGGCGCCCGCAACCGTCGGCGGCGTCGTAGACGCCCTGCTGTTCGCGGCTTGCCACGTAGCGTTCGCAACCGCCCGTAGCGTCGCCGTCAATCTGTACCAAAATCGACAGGCGCCGACGCCCGCCGAATTGCAACACCGCCGACACCGTCGCGGGGTATCGGTCGCTACCGATACACACGGTAGCGGGCATACCGACCGCGGGCGCGACGTTCGGAACGCCGTAGCGGGCGTGGGCGCTCAATAGCCACCCCCAATCGCGACCAATGCCGAAGGATGCGCGAACACGGCGCCGTCGTAGTGGTCGTGTTCGGGGATTGGTTCCAACCAATCGCCCGCCACAATGTCGGCGTCGGCGTCGATCTTCGCGAAGTGCGGCGCGATCTTGAAAAGCCCGCCCATTTTGCTGTCGGCCGCGATAACGCGCGTAACCGTAGCGTTGAACGGACGCGGGCTATTAGGCACGTTGACGACGACGTGTTGCCCGACGGTAAACTTACACATAGCGAAACCCCTTGCAATCGGCGTCGGCCGCCGCGGCCTGTCGCGTTCGTCGCGACACACACACAATAGCAACGCCCGCGGCCGTGTCAACCCACGTTGGACGAATTCCGCAAGAATTCCCAAAATAGCCGCGGCGGGATTCGAACCCGCAACGACGGGTACCTAAAACCCGCGCGTCTACCGATTGCGCCACGCGGCCGACAGTCTCGCCCCAAACCCCGCGGGCGCCGTGCGCGCGCGCGTTCGGGGCCGCATCATTCCCTACCCATACCGAATAGCACCCCTTGCGCTAGACGTTCGGCTATCGCGTCGCAATAGCCCTTGTCGATTTCGATACCGACCGACGGCACGCCACACAATCGCGCCGCGACTAGAACAGAACCACTACCCGCGAACGGATCGACGACCGATGCCGCGTCGGGGAACATATCGGCGAGGATACCCGCGAACAACCGAACGGGCTTTTGTGTCGGATGCACGCGGCGCCCGCCGTCGTCGTTGACGACGCCGCCATGTAGGATTCGGTACATTCGTTCAAACCCGCTACGCTTCGACGTCCACGCCATTTCGAACGGTGCGCCCAACATACGGTCGGCGGCTTCGGTTAGGCGCTTGTCCCAACAAATCCAACGCCCGCGATGCGGCAACAGGTGCGGGAAACAATGCGCCCCGAACACCACCGCGTCGTCGGCGCAATCTAGGCGCGTGAATAGCCACCGCGCCATTGTGTCGTCGGCGTCGCCGTGGATCGTTGACCATTCGCGCGTGCTAGCCAAATGCCCCGCCCATTCGACGCCGTAGGGCGGGTCGGTGAGTAGCACCGACGCGCGCGGTAGGTTGGGTAGGATGTCGCGCGCGTCGCCGTGGTATAGCGTCGTTAGGCCGTCGCGGTAGTACGGTTCAACCATTGGACAAATGCCGCCGACACTCCGCTACCGCGGTTCGTGCCATCATTGGTAGCCGCGCGGTTTGTGCGTCGATTAGTTCCACCAATTCCGCGTCGGTGGTGTCTGCGGGTACGCGGATTCGCACCGATAGCCACGCGGTCGCGTGTTCGGGGTCGCGCTTGACATTCGCGCGCGTTTCGCGCGGTTCCCACGCCGTTACAGACTCCCCGCACCGTCCATATGCTGTTTGCATTTGCTGTTCTCCGATTGCATTTCGAACGCCACGCGTTCGACTAGGTCGAGCCAATTGCACCTATCCCGCCACGGTAGCGCGCTCCACCGTTCCCAATCCGCTAGCGCCGCCGTGTGGCTACGGTTGATAGCGGCGGCTACGTCGGGCCACGACGGCGACGGCCGCGCGCATTCGCGCAACGCCGCTACTAACACCATTCGCCAATCACGCGACGCCATAGCCCGTAGCGCGGCGGTTTCCCGCGGCGTATACGTTTCGGGGCCGTGGATTCGGTTAGGGTTGGCGGCTAGGTAACGCACCGCGTCGCCGATGTCGCGTTGTGTGTAGGTCGTCATTCGACGACTTCCCAAACGCGGGCCATGCGACCCGACCGCGTCGGGCGTTGGCCGTTCGCGCGAATGACGCCGCACCGCATAAGTTTATTGATAGCGGCCGACGCGCTTTGGTGCGTCATACCCAACCGCGCTTCGATTTCGTCGCACGTTGACGGATTCTCCGCGATTGCGCGGCGAATGAATTCTATAGCCGAATCGGGCGCCGCGCGGTACGCG